GTACCACAGCGGCTCCGCCACCTGTTAAGGCTGTAACCCCAGCAACTCCTGCTGCTGCAGTCTTAGTAGACGTTTTTGTTGTTGTTGGCTTTGATCCAGCGTCGTACTTAGGGCGAACGATTGCCAATACATAGAGGTAAGCACGATGGCGTTGGTAAACCCCATGACCATCGTATTGGGATGCATTAAGCATGTGCTCTGGCCCAGTGTTGCCACCAATAGTAGTGATGCCATCTTTAGAGGCTGCTTGGATAATCTCTACGTGATCTGCTTGGCCGTTACCTGCCCATGAGAAGAAGACAAGGTCTCCAGGTTGTCCACTGTACTTATCTACTACCTGACCATTCTTTTGAAACCAGGTAAGACCAGCAGGACAGTAACTAAATCCCTTGTCTGTTTCTGCTGCAACGAGATGAGACGCTCCAGCCTGTGCAAAGCACCACGATACGAAGCACGCACACCAGGGAACATCACCTATTCCATACCACTCGGAATAAGGATTCTTATCTGTTGTACCACCGTAAAAGTTTATTTGCTTCTGTGCGATATTTACTATATCGATTCCAGCAGTCATTAAGTCCCCGTTTCTGGAAGAATAAACCATTTTATCAGGCGCTTATCGTTTTAATTGGCGATAATAGGTGTATGACATGGGAACAGAGCACGGTAGAAGGCAACTGGGAGCCACAACGCAAACCAGAAGCCGAGAAGAAGCCTGCGTACACACCCAAGCGTAGTTACGGTCGTCAACAGGAGTTTGGTCTTGGACATGAGATCAAGACAGGCAACATGCCTATGTTCATGACTGGACCAGAAATTAAAGAGCATTACGTACCATACGAAGGCGATAAGAACCCTTCAAAGGGAAACGTCTTTGAACCAGAGAGCGATGCTGAAACCTGGGCACGCAAAGGCGAAGAGGCCAAGATGACTGGCACTGAGCGCTATGGCAAAGAGTCTTTTGAACGAGATAGCGGGGGTGCGTGGAGAAGCCTTCGTGGACCAGCACTTGCTCGTCAAGGTATCGGCCCTAACACATCTATTGAAAACATGGCTAAAGTTCATGGCATCAAAGGACATGTTTCAGTTGAAACAAAGACGATGGGTACAGAGCGTAAGCCTCAAGTACTTGGTGGGCATCACAGAGTTGCTTTGGCATCAGAGCAATTTAAAAACCACATCTTTCCAGTGAAACACTTCGACTCCCTGGAACAAGCACAGGAAGATCGACACTACGAATGACTGATGAAAATACCTGCAAACTTTGCTTCCACTATATTATTGATGGCGTATGTAGCGTTGACTCTTGCAAGTGTATCTGTGAGACAGAAACTTCAGAATGACAACAGTCTGTTTAGTTAATGAAGCAAACCTTGCTCAAACTGACTTTAGTATCCTTGTTGACTCTGTAAAACATTTTGCACCTTTAGTTACAAAACCTTGGGGATTGCCTGACGTTGTAATAACCACAGTCCCTACTCCAGGAGCATGGTTAATCTATGTTACAGATCGTAAAAGAGTTCAAGGAGCAACTGGTTACCATACGTTTGAAAACGGATTACCCACCGCGTATTGCTCACCCACTGCTTCTTACCGTTTGTTTGGGCATTACTCTAAGCCAATCTTTATTGGAAAGAAGCAACTACTCGGAGCAACATACACTGAAGGACTTGTTACGACCATCTGCCACGAACTAGCAGAGATGCTTTGTGATCCACAGATAGGTACACTTTCTGCAGTTGACAGCAAGGGGCGCACTTGGTTGGTAGAGGTGTGTGACCATGTATTTGGTTCTTACTCTAATTATGTATCAGGAACAACAAACTGCATTCTTCCAGATGTAACTACTCCTTCTTTTTATAACTTAAAAGGAACAGCACCTTTTAGCCTGTACAATGCAGTTACAACACCTTTTACTTTAACAAAAAACGGCTATGGTTATTACAAAACTTCAACAGGTCAGTTGGTGAAACTTTAATGTTAAGTCTATCAAACTCACAGTTTGGTCAACACAACAAGATGGACATGGATGTGTGGGGCGGTCAGGCTTGGAAGATGTCTAATCAAGAACCTATCAAGGATGAACACCCTGCCGCCGCAGCGACTAGTGCAGCAGGAGAGTATTAATCGTTTCTGGTATATCTAAAGAGTCATTAAATTCAGTTAAAGGTATACGCCACGATCCTTCAGGTGCGTAGATCCATTCATTACGTTGTACATCTTCCATAGGAAGCCAACCAAAAATCTCAACCTCTGAGTAATAGTCGCGGTCAATAACGCGTGCACCTACTAGGACCCATCCATCACGTATGTCTTTAGGAAATACAGGGATCTCATCTTTAGTACGGATCGACTTTACCTCTATGTTAGTTCCTACATCTGCAATGTCTTTGCGATAAGAGTGCTCTGCATTTGGGTAAAAGGGGAACGTAAAAGACTTCTTGTATAACTTGGCTACAGCGTACTCAGCAACGATTGTGCGAACGTTGGCTGCGATTTCTGGTTCTAGTTTTGCCTTATTATCCCCTGCGTAGTTGGGGCGGTCCTCACTGCCGAACTTTATCATCCAGCGGTTTAAGGCAGCGTCTGCACATGCACGGACTTCTTCTTTGGATAACTTAACGATGTGGCTCATCCTTTACCTCCAACAAGAAACATTATTGATCCCAATTGGAATCCGCCTTTTTTCTCGTAGATATCACAAAACATACCTAATCCGTATTGACCTTTTACTCTCTTGATCCGAAATAGTGTTCCATTGATGTGTGTTCTCATCTGATCATCCTATACCATTCTCCAAGGGGCGCAAAACAAGGGGAAGCATGACTGACGCTCACGACCAAAAGACCACCAATCATTATGTAGTGCATTTTCCAGACCATACACCCCGTGAGGATGATCCTCACTACAAGGATTTTGATGCGTTTCGACGCAAAACTGAGAAGGATGCAAAGTGCGCCTTTGGGGTTGCCCGTGGGGATATGTCAGAGTGTTTTGGCGGCCTAGAACTCCACCACAGTCACATCGAGTTTAGCCTAATGAACTCTGTAGACCTTTCTCTTCTAGAAACTGCTTACCCAGGAGTTAGTAACCCTGATGAAGTAGGGGCATGGGTAGAAAGCGCCGAGAACTTGGAGTGGCTCTGCGAGAGTCACCATCGTGGTGTTGGAGGAATCCACCACGCAGCAGCCGCAGACTTTGAAGCCGAAAAGTTCATACACAATCTGATCAGTGAGGATAAAGAATGAGTTACCAGCCTGTTTACGGAGATTACGGAGTTGTTGGTACTACTGGCATCTTTGGTCGTCTTATCCAGATCGGAACCCTTAGCCGTTGGAATCATGCAGTTATCTACATAGGTAACAACGAAGTTGTAGAGGCCACCCCTAAAGGCGTAATTATCTCCCCTGTAACCAAATACCCTTCAGGAACTATTGCCTGGAACCAGCACGAGGGCATATCCCCAGATGAACGAACAACCATCGTAGCCGAAGCACATAAACTGGTGGGCAAGCCCTATGACTTCTTTACCATCCTTGTTCTAGCCCTGCGTATTTTAGGCATCAAACTTTTGTCCAATATGTACGCTTTGAAACGTTTGGCCGAAAAAGACGGGTTTATCTGCTCTGAACTAGTTGACCACTGTTACGACGTGGCTGGTAGGACAATTTCGGACAAACCCGACTATTTGACAACCCCTGGAGATCTAGCCTTCCGCCTAATTTATCAGTAATCCTGGTATTCTTGGCCTATGACAACGATCGTAGGGATTCAGTACAGAAATAAGTCTGTTCTTGTTGCCGATAACCAAGTTACTGATGGTGAAGGTCGTCGTTTTATACACCCTGATATGAAGAAGATTGCCAAAAGAGGCGAGTTTCTTATCGCAGGTAGTGGTGAAGTTCAGCCGTGTGATGTTGTTCAACACTTCTGGAATCCACCTAAACCAACTGCAGCAGATAAACGTGATCTTTACCACTTCATTATTACTAAAGCAATGCCATCGATGCGTAAGTGCTTGGTAGACAACGGGTTTGATTTTAATGAAGGTAAAGGTGAGGGTAAGAGTGATGAGCAACGTTTTCATTTCCTACTCTGCGTAGGCGGAGAACTCTTTGATGTAGCAGATGACCTGTCAGTTTGTAGAACAGAAGATGGGTTCTATGCAGTAGGCTCTGGAGCGGCATACGCACTAGGGGCATTAGCCGCGGGTGCTGACCCTGAACAAGCGGTAAGCATTTCTTGTAAGTTTAGTGTGTACTCATCTGGACCATTACAAAAAGAAGAACAGTACCGATACTAGGAGCATAACTTGCCTAATTATGATTTTAAGTGCAATACCTGCGGTGGAATTCAAGAACTGTACCGATCATTTGGTGATGACTCTTTACCTGTATGTTGCAGCGATTCGATGAGCAAGATATACTCATCTCCTCCTGGAATCCAGTTTAAGGGTTCAGGATTTTATAAAACAGACTCACGATGAGTATTGAAAATACCGCTACGATTAAAGTAGTCTGCGGAACATGTAGTAGGGTTAACTTTGTTACGTACGCAGAGTTTAAAACATCTAAAGATTGCAAGGAGTGCACATGAGTAAATCAGAAGACAAACGTATCGCAAAACAAATAGAAGCAGACGCTTTTATTTTACAAACAAAAGAAGAACGTGCAAAAGCACGCTGGGAAGATGCCCAGATTAAAGCCGCCTCTGCTCAATCGGTATTAGATTACGCGATCGAGCATTACGAGGCTCATAAAGACGAATTGGACGAAGAAATTATCAAGCAAACAGAAGAGCACATTGTTGCTCGTACATCACAAATTAAAGACTTTATTATGTCAGAAAAAGAAATCTTCTTAGAGTCTATGGGGATTCAAGCCGACTAAGCAGTTTTATTAGAGGATAACTGAGTACCGCATTTAGAACAACTTACATACGTGTTACCAGTAAACGGACAGGATGCAGAGTCAGTAGTTAAGTGCTTACAAAATAATCTTTTCATTAGATGAATCATCGTTTTCCTTTATGTGTTTAATTTCGCAATGGCGTGCCAAAGACGGCACTACGTAGACCTTATCACAAAGGCCGCAGCGGTAGGAAGCAGTGAACTTGTCGATAGGTATAGTATGCCAATACATGGGCTAAAAAAAGGAGCAAACTATGACAGTGACTACTGTTGCTAATGTTCAAGGCGAGTTTACAGCCTTAGATCGCTGTGATAAGTGCGGAGCGCAAGCACGGGTTCGTGCACGTCTCATTACAGGGGAACTACTTTTTTGTGGGCATCATGCACGCGAAACAGGTTACAAGTTGGCTCTACAATCCGTAGAGATTTATGATCCAGAAGGATACATACAGCATGGGGATGAATAACTTATCAGTTCCAGAGTTTCAGGATCATGTTGGTCTTGGAATGTTTGGTGGAGTAAATGGAACCTACGGCAATTACAGCGTTGGTCCACAAGTTGACCCAACAGACTTTAAGCAAGATCGTGAGCGCCAAAGTGAGTAGCCTATCTCGCGCAGTATCTCAAAACTCTAATAGAGTACAGGCATCTCAAAGAATACATGCTGCACGTGCAGAGCGTCGCCAATCAGGTTACGTAGGAAATAGAACTTTGGGTAATAATCAGCGTCAAGCATACCCTTATGTAGTTGGAACTATGGCTGCAGGAAACTTGGTATCTGGTACAGCAGTTCAAGCGGCTCAATGGCCTGCCAAGGCAATTGCAGAGCGTGCTATGGGACTTAATGTTGCTAATGGAATAGGTCAAGGCGGTACGGCGGCATCTGCTGCAGGTGCTGCAGGTGGAAGTCCAGCATGAGTAAGCAACTTAATCGTAAAGTTCTTAAGATCAATAACCGTGTAAGTATCAAGCAACATTTTCAATACGTTGAACCTATGCTTAAATCTGTAGCCAATCCTTCTGTTGTTACTTGGTCAGGTCCAGGAAAGGGTATTGAGGGAGAGTCAGTGAACTCATCGTCTACAAACGATTCTCAGGTTATCAACAAAAACTGGCGCCCTATTTAATCTTCTTTTCTAGAACCTGTTTGTCATAATTCTCTAAAGGGCACACCTAAAGGAGACACATGAAACTCAGCAAAAAGACAAAAGCATACATCGAGCACTATATCTACGTAACAGCAGGTTCAGCATTCGCGTTGGCAGTTGAAGACGCACATGCACATCGTTCATACAAGTCTGTAGTACTTGCTTTTGCAGCAGGCCTTGTTGGTCCAGTACTTGCTAAAGTTAATCAAAAGAGCCTTGTTAACACAATCGTCAAGGATACAAACCTTCCAACACCACTCGTTACAGAGGCAGTAAGCACTGCAGTTGCAGACGCAACCAAGGCAGTAGACGCAGCAACTGACGCACCAGTAGACCCAGCAAAGTAGTCTCGTAACTTCATGAATAGCAATACAGCCATCACACTGACAGCGATAGGCGGCGTCCTTGCCGCCATCGTTGCAATTTATCAGATCTTTAAACCGCTTCATACAAAGGTCAAGAAGTTTAGTGAATGGGTGGACAAGTTCATGAGGGATTGGTCAGGCGAGCCAGAGGAGCCAGGAAGAGACCGTATACCTGGTGTCATGGAGCGGTTGAACAAGTTAGATGGAGAACTAAGCAATAATGGTGGTAAATCCACCAAAGATGTAGTGGACAAACTGTTTGCCAACCAAGAGCGCATTATGAGTATCTTTGAAAACGTCATTGAGCGTATGATAAAGATCGAAGACCACTTAGGAATTCCGCATGATGTTGACGAGCCAATTTCCGAAGATTTAGAGGAGAATTAAGCCCATGAGCATGCCAATCGCAGATAGCAGTTTTAACCCCATTGCTTGGGCTGCGTATAAGTTGCCTAATACAAAGCGTATGAATTTTACAGATCCTGGAGTTCATAAGAAGTATACCAAGCAGGCGCAAGAAACTGCTACTAGTATGCAGATGGCACACAGGCCAACACCGACACCTGAAAGTACTGGAGCACCAGTACCTGGGTATCGTAAACGTGGTTCATACATTACCCCATCTAATACAGGAGCACCCATGCCAGGAACACTAAAGAACAAAGCAACAACAACTACACCAGCACAGTCATTTGGAATGTCTTCCTCATCTTCAACCAAGGTACCTGTTAAGCCACGCGGCGCTAAGCCAACTGCTCCAGGAACCCAACCTAAAAAGAAGTAACAATGGCTGGAGAGATCAGTCGAGATGATGACTCGTATACCCACTTTTTTGATGGGTATAACACTCGTGTACCTCCACTGACCGCTCAAGATAAACACATGCTGGACTTTGCTATAAAAACAGCACAACAGCCTGTACTTGTTACACATGGTCAGATACTTCGAAACTTTGGAATGTATCCACCAGAGTTTTGGACTCGCGCCCAAGCATTGGCGCAACATCCAGACGTCTCAGACGAACAACGCGTAGGATTAGATAAAGTTATGCCAGAGCCATCACGTCCAGGACCAATGACTGGTGGCTATGACGTAGGACTTGGATTGGAGCAATACCCATGACTTGTGCAAACTGCGATAAGCCATCCCATTACGTATACCGACTTACTAAAGAGGTAGGCGTTCATTATTGCCCAAACCACCTTCCTCAGTTTCTTGATAAGCGCAAACGTGCTGGCCTTCTAGAAACAACAGAGCAGTGGAAAGCAGATAGAGCAGATAGTCTAACTGCAATTTCTTCTATTCCAGAAGTTGCTATTAAAGCAGAAGTAGAAGCGCCTAAAGTCGCTAAGAAGAAAGCCGCACCAAAGAAGGCAGAATAAAATGCCTATCATTCGCAAGTTCGCGGTGCAGGGTCATGCTGTACCATCAGTAGCGCACAGCCCTAGAGGACCGTTTTCGCCTGAAGTTCTAGCCCAACCAAGGATGGAACACGAGGAACAACACCCCGACTCCTTACACGTAGGATTAGACAATGTACGCTTCTTCAGATGTCGCGACTGCGAAGAAGTACTTCTAGAGACCGAATTAACCAATCATGATTGTGAAAGGATTTAACAATGGCTACAAATAATGATGGTCACCTCCTCGATTCCGCAGGAAACGTTGTAGTTGATTTCGTATGGGGCAACATGCCTCTTCAACCAAATGACGTTCGTCCTGTAGGATCAAAACTTACCTACGGTATGGACACCCACAACATTGCAGAAGATGCATGGAATGGTTTCCCACTTTATACTCCAAACACTTCAGGAACTCAATCAGGTGGAGTTGACTACATCACAGTTCCTTCTGTTATTGGCTTGACTACAGCAATTGCACAAGACACACTCCAAGATGTTGAAATGACAATTACAACAGCAGGAGCAGCAACTAACTCTCCAAAGACAGTTACCGCTGCAA